ACGACAGGCGCAACGGGATCTACAGGAGCAACAGGAATAGGATCAACTGGTGCTACAGGATTAACCGGAGCAACAGGACTAACTGGTGCGTCTGGACTAAGTTTACCTGGGGCAACTGGTGCCTCAGGGTTTAGTGGCGCATCTGGTTTAACAGGAGCAACGGGCACACCTGGAAGTATAGGTGGAACTGGCGCCACAGGCGCAACAGGATTAATAGGTCCAACGGGATCTACGGGAGCCACAGGAAATTTGGGTGCGACTGGTGCTACTGGATTAGGCGCAACAGGATTGAGAGGCGCCACAGGTGTACAAGGATTAACCGGTGCAACAGGATTGACCGGTGGAACAGGAGCGGGGACAACAGGTGCTACTGGCGTCCAAGGTGCAACTGGACTAACAGGCGCGTCTGGTTTAAGTGTTATTGGTGCAACAGGAGCCTCAGGAGCTAGTGTTGTAGGTGCAACTGGTTCTTCAGGTGTAATTGGCGCAACAGGGTTGACCGGTGCAACAGGACTATTAGGCACTACTGGTGCTACAGGTGTACGAGGCTCTACAGGTCTTACGGGAGCGGCAAGTACTATTCCCGGTGCAACTGGTGCAACTGGTGCTACTGGTACAGGCTCAGTCGGAGCAACAGGCGCCACGGGTGCAGGCTCAGTCGGGGCAACAGGTGCAACCGGCGCTAGTGGACAAAATGGTGCAACGGGTGCGACGGGTATAGGTACAGTTGGTTCAACCGGCGCGTCGGGGGCGGTAGGTGCAACCGGAGTTGGTTTTACTTATAATGTAAAAACTTATGGCGCTGTAGGAAATGGTACAACTAATGACACTGCTGCAATCAATGCTGCAGTAGCGGCAGCTTTAGCAGCAAATGGCGGCACAATATTTTTCCCCGCAGGCACTTATAAAATAACATCTCCAATAAATGTATCAGTGCCATTTAGACTTGATCCTATTAAAGTGGTAAATTTCGAAGGTGAAGGTTCTGCTTCAAGTTATATTTACCAAGAAACTTCAGGGCAAAATGGTATTAATTTTACTGGTGCTAGTGCTAGTTCTTTTGGCGGTTATTCCGCTATAAGAAAAATGGGTATACTTGGAACCGCATCAGGGTTTGGCGCAGGGCTGACAATGAATCAACTTGCATATTTTGAAATAGATGATGTAAATATTAAAGGGTTTGGTACAGGCATATATGCGTCTAATTTCTTAAGCAGCCATATACAAAGAGCAACATTGTCATTTAATAATAATGGATTTAGATTTGAAAGAAATGCAGCTTCAACACCTAATTCTAGCCCAAATGCTATTACTATGATAGGTTGTACTGTAGGTAACAATTATTTTTATGGTGGTTGGGTAGTAGGAGCAGGTACATTTAATTATATAGGCGGCAGTTTTGAAGGCAATGGTACGGGTACAGATTTATCCACATCTAAATGGGGATTGCGATTAACTAATTCAGGTGGAGACAGTGTAGGTGGACAAGAATCATCGAATGGTTTTGCGCTACACGGAGTTTACTTTGAACACAATGGCGGTAAAGCACAATGTTGGGTAGAACAAACTGTAAGCAGACCAGGCTTAACAGGAATTCTTACTGGGTGTAGCTTTAATGGTATACCTGGTACTATTTCTTCACATTGGGTAGCATTGGAAGCATCTGATTCATCTGTTGTATTTCCAATATCATTTATTGGTTGTGGCTGGTGGCCTGCCGCAGGATTTTCAGAAGATGCCGCCAGAAAAACATTATCCAATGGCAGCAACTTGTGGCCCGTGTTGACACATGGTTGCAATTTTGCGCCATCTACAAATAAATATTCACCAGCTATACCAACTTCATCATCTAGTCGAGGTGCACAAGGTTCTATAATTGCAGACGCAAATTATGTATACTTATGCGTAGAACAAGATTATTGGGTTAGATACGCGTTATCTACATTTTAAAAGTAGATATATATTTAAAGGACTATTATGGCAACCGTAACAACAAGAGAACAACTTAAAGATTATTGCCTGCGCAGATTAGGTGCGCCTGTTATTGAGATAAATGTAGATGATGATCAAATTGAAGATCGTATAGATGACGCGTTTCAATTCTACAGAGAATATCATTATGATGCTGTAGAAATGGTTTATCTAAAACATCAATTTACTGCACAAGATTTAACTAATCAATATATTTCGGTACCCGATACTGTTGTAGGTATCAACAGAATTTTACCATTTTCTGATAGATCAGATGGTACTAATATGTTTAGTATTAGATACCAAATTTTAATTAATGACCTTTATAGCTTAATGTCTACTAATTTGATTTATTACTATCAGGTTAAACAAGAATTAGAATTAATTAATCAAGTATTAGTTGGTACTAAACCAATTAGATTTAATAGGCATATGAATCGATTATACGTAGATATGGATTGGGGCGCAGATGCTAATGTCGGTGATTACATTATTGTTGAATGTTACAGAATATTAGATCCAGACACATATAGAGACGTATATAACGATAGATTTCTAAAGCAATATACTACTGCCCTATTTAAAAGACAATGGGGAGAGAATCTTAAAAAGTTTGCAGGTGTACAACTTCCGGGGGGAGTTACACTTAATGCCGATAAAATATATGAAGATGCGTTAGAGGAAATTAACAAGATTGAAGCAGAGATGCAATCTAGATTTGAATTACCAGTGGATATGTTTACTGGATAATTTGTAGGCTTTATTAAACCGGTACATAGATGATGATAACATCATGTCAATAGGAAGTCAATAGTAAAATGGCAACAGTTAATCATTATTTTCAGTCAGGCAAAACGATAGGTCGTAGCTCTGAACAGAATTTATACGAAGAGTTGATTATCGAATCCATGAAGATTTACGGCGTAGAAGTCTATTATTTGCCTAGAAAACCTTTCAACCCTGATCCTATATTAACAGAAGATCCTTACAACAGTTATGAATACGCTTATCCGATTGAGATGTATATGGAAAATGTTTCGGGTTACGATGGTGACGATGAAATAATTACTAAATTCGGTTTGGAAATCAGAGACCAGGCGAATTTTGTTGTTTCTAGAAAAAGGTGGGTCGAAACAATTGGTTCAACTGGCAATTCGGTATTGAGTATTAGACCAGCTGAGGGTGATATAATTTATATGCCTTTAACAAAATCTTTATTTGAGATTAGAAAAGTAGACAGCCAAACACCGTTTTTCCAAGTGGGTAAATTATTTGTTTTTAGAATGAGTTGTGAATTAATGCAATATTCCAATGAGGTGTTTGAAACCGGTGTCGAAGAAATAGATAACCTGTTTAATCAATTTGCTGATCCATTGGATAATTTTGAAATGCTACAAGAAAACGGCGAAACTCTAGTTACAGAATCGAATTCTTTGTCTCCAATAATTAATGAAGCACAGACTACAAATAATGATCCTAGTGCTGCAGACAATGATTATTTTACTGCAGAAGCAGATAACGTTTTGGATTTTTCTGAAAGAAATCCTTTTGGTGAGGTTAGTAAATAATGTTAGACCAACGTTTTTATTGGGGAACAATACGTAAAGCAATCGTTGCGTTTGGTAATATGTTTAATAATATTACCATACAAAGAGTAGATGCTGATGGCAATGTAGTGCAACTACAAAAAGTACCGCTGTCATATTCACCTAAACAAAAATTCTTAACTAAGATAAGACAACAACCTAATGTAGACGTTCAAAACGTACAAGTTCTATTGCCTAGAATGGGATTTGAAATGATTTCGTTGGACTATGATCCTAACAGAAAAATAAGTCCAATACAACAATCAAGAACAATTAATAGTTCAACTGCAGCAAACGCACAATATGCTCCTACCCCGTATAATATAAATGTAATTTTATATGTATATGCAAAAAATCAAGATGATGCATTACAAGTAATAGAACAAATTCTACCTTATTTTAATCCTGATTATAATTTAACTATTAAAGCTGTACCGCAACTTAACATTAAAAACGATTTGCCTATAATTTTGAATTCTATAGGATTCGAAGATGATTATGAGGGCGACTTAACTACAAGAAGATCTATTATATGGACATTAAGTTTTGTGATGAAACTTAATTTTTATGGTCCTGTTAATAAACAAGGTATCATTAAAAAGACAACATCTAATATTTTTAATGATGCGGAACTTACATCTCAGCAACAAATAATAACAGTACAACCTGATCCGGTAACTGCAAATGTAACTGATTCGTTTGGATATATTGAAAACTTTGAAGACTTTTAAATATGAAAAATATAGAAAATTTGAATGATATTTTTAATATAAATCCAATGGATGAAACTGAAAATACAAATTTACCCTCAATTCCTGAAAATTTAAATGCAACAAAAGCAATGGATCAGGAAGATGATTACCAATTGGCCAGACAAACAATGAGAAAATTGTTGCTAAAAGGTGAGGATACTTTGGAAGAATTAATTAGTTTATCTAAAAATTCTGAGCATCCTAGAAGTTATGAGGTAACAGGGCAATTTATTAAAACCTTATCTGATGTCTCAAAAGATTTATTAGGATTACAGAAACAAGTTAAAGAATTGCAAGCTGACGATCCAGTTCAAATTGGTACTCAAAATAATGTAGTATTTGCTGGTTCTACTAGCGAACTAATGAAATTGTTAGGTAAAAAAGATGACAACATCATCGACCAATAAAAAATTATCCTACAATGGTAACCCCAATCTAAAACAGATTGGTACGGTCATATCATATTCTTCGGAACAGGTTAAAGAAATTATAAAATGCAGTCAAGATCCAATTTACTTTATTGAGAACTATTGTAAAATTGTTTCATTGGATAAAGGTCTAATCCCTTTTAAATTATACGATTGTCAAAAAGAAAAAGTAAACATTATACTTAATAATCGTAAAGTTATACTGATGGAAGGTCGACAACAAGGCAAGACAATTACTGCCGCCGCCTGTATTCTTTGGTATACGTTATTTCAAGAAAATAAGACAGTCGCCATCCTAGCAAATAAATCTTCAGCTGCTCGAGAAGTACTTTCTAGATACGAACTAATGTATGAGATGCTTCCAATATGGATGCAACAAGGTGTAAAGACATTTAACAAAGGTGACATTGAACTTGAGAATGGTTCTAAAGTATTCACAGCAGCAACAAGCTCATCCGGTATTCGAGGTAAATCTGTAAACTGGTTGTACATTGACGAGGCAGCAATTATTCCTAATAATGTTGCAGAAGATTTCTTCACATCTGTTTATCCAACAATTTCTGCTGGTAATACCACAAAGATTTTATTAACATCTACACCGCTTGGTTACAATCACTTCTGGAAATTCTGGAATGAGGCTGAACAAGAATTGAATGGCTTTGTTCCATTGTTTATTCCATATAGCAAAATACCTGGTAGAGATGATAAATGGGCCGCAGAACAAAAAGCTATGCTGGGCGAACTCAAGTTCAACCAAGAAGTTTTATGTAGATTCCTTGGATCTTCTAATACCCTAGTCAATCCAGACACAATTGGTAGAATGTCGGTTAAGCCCTATATCTATAGTAAAGATGGTTTAGATGTATTTGTGGAACCAGAAGAGGACAAGGTGTATATGCTTGTAGCTGATACATCCAGAGGAGTAGGGGGAGATTACTCAGCATTTACAGTATTGGATATCACAGCATACCCGTATTCCGTAGTTGCCAAGTATAGAAACAACAAGATAAGTCCTTTGCTTTTTCCAAATATAATATATAAAGTAGCAAAAGATTACAACAAAGCATATTGCTTAGTTGAGATTAATGATAACGGTCAACAAGTGGCTGATACATTATACATGGACTTAGAATATGAAAATGTATTCTTTGTCGGAAATAACAGTAAATCGGGACAGTATCTGTCTGGCGGATTTTCAAATGGGGCAACCCTTGGTGTAAGAACAACTAAACAAGTTAAACGATTGGGATGTACATCGTTCAAGAGTTTAGTTGAGGGCACAAAATTACTAATTCATGATCCAGATATTATAAACGAAATTTCTACGTTTATTGAAGTTCGGGGAACACACAAAGCAGACGAGGGGTATCATGACGATTTGGTTATGACTCTGGTACTGTTTGCATGGGCAACTAACGAATCATTTTTTAAAGACCTAACTGATAGCAATTTAAGAAAAGCCCTGTACGAAGAACAATTTAAACAGATTGAAGAAAATCTGACTCCGTTTGGTATTGTTGATAGGGGAGTTCCAGAACACGAAGCTCCAGTAATAACAACTGACGAAATATGGTTTACAGCATCATCCAAATCTCCAGATGAGATTCACGAAATGCAAAGAAAATTCCTTGAAAATGTCTAAATGAACATACTTATAAATAAATAGAAAATCATATTATAGAGCTATCTATAAAATTATCAAGGAGAAGAAGATGGCATTTCAGCTTTCACCTGGCGTTTTAGTTACCGAGGAAGATAAAAGTACGGTTGTTCCCGCGGTAGCAACTTCTGCTGGAGCATTTTCGGGAGCCTTTCAATGGGGACCGGTCGAAAAAGTTACAACCGTAGACACGGAAAGAAATCTTGTAGAACAATTTGGTAATCCAAATGATGATACTGCAGGTTATTTTTTCACAGCGGCAAACTTTTTATCATATGGAAATAATTTAAAATTAGTCAGAGTAGCAGATAAATCTGTTGCAAGAAACGCAGTTTCTACACCTTCTGGTAGAGTTTCTGGCGTAACAATTACCAATACACCAAATACATTTATATCAGCTGCAGACGTGACAGTTACATTTGCAGCACCTACTAATGGTACAAGAGCATTAGGCAATGCAGTATTATCAACAACTGGTAGAATTAGTGAAATTAATTTATCGACTTCTGGTTTTGGATATTCTGCCGTACCAACAGTTACTTTCGAGGGTGGTAGTGGTTCTGGAGCAACTGCAACTGCTGTTTTGGGATCGGGTGGAATTGGAGCTATAAATGTTCAAGACGTAGGAAATAACTATAATAGTTTATCTAATGTAGTTATTCAAAATCAAGATTCAACAAGCGCCAGCGCAAATTTAGTAATACACTTTAGTTTAAAAGATATTCAAATATCAAATCCAGGTTCAAACTTTGGACCTGCAAACACAGCATGTAATATTTCAATTTCTGGTGGTGTATTAGTTCCTGGTGGTAGACAAGCAACAGCATATCCTATTATTACAGGTAATATTATTACAGGTTATACAATTACAAATAATGGTAACGGCTATTTGGCCGCACCTAATATTGTTTTAACTCGTTTAGATGGTAACACTGGTACTAGTGCTGTTTTAACAGCCAATTTAGGATACGGTATTATTAACAGTATCAACATCATTAATCCTGGTGCTGGTGGTTATACGTTTACTCCTAATGTTGTTATTAATAAAAATAATCTTTTAGGTGGTGCAACTGCTAACGCAACTGCTAGAATAGAAGCACTAATTGATTCAATTATCGTAACAAACGGTGGTTCTGGATACGTAACAAGACCTAATGTAATTATTACTCCAGTATTAGGAGACTCTAATTTTATTAGTAGTAATGCGGCAGCTGTAGCATCTGTCGGACGTACGCTTTCTAGTATTACTATAACAAATGCAGGCGCCGGATATACATCGGTACCAACAGTTACTATTGTAGATTCGCAAAATATTACCGCAACGGGTAACGCAACTGTATCTTTTGACGCATTATTAATTGAAAACTCTGATGTATATGATAGCGAATATAGCACAGGCGGATTTGGATATGGCGAATTTATTGCTAAATATCCAGGAACATTGGGAAATTCATTAAAAGTATCGGTTGCTGATTCCAATACATTCGCAGGCTGGCAATATGCCAACCAATTCAATTCTGCTCCAGGCACATCGGCTTGGGTTTCTGCTAGAAATGGTTCTGCAGATGAATTACACGTAATTGTTCTAGATGCAACTGGAAATTGGACAGGTACTGCTGGTACAGTACTTGAAAAATTCTCATATATTTCTAAAGCATCAGACGCTAAAAATTCTGACAATTCTACAAACTATTACAAAGATGTGATTAACAATCAATCTAGATATATTAGTTGGTTGGATCACCCAATAGCAGGAACAAATTGGGGAACAACAGGTTCGGCTAAAACATTTGCAACATTAACTGCAAATATTACAACTACATTAACCGGCGGTGTAACAGGCTCATCTGTTTCTGCAGGAAATGTCCAAGCCGGATATGAATTGTTTAGTAATGACGAATTGTTTGATGTAAGCTTAATTCCAATGGGACCAACGACAAATGTTGGTGTAGTTAATACTGTTATTGGTATTGCTGAAGCAAGAAGAGATTGTGTAGTATTTGTATCTCCTCCATATGTAGATGTAGTTAATACTACGAACCAAGCAAGCAAAATTGCAGCATACAGAGATACCTTAACAAGTTCCTCATTTGCGGTATTGGATTCAGGTTGGAAATATCAGTACGATCGTTACAATGATAAATATCGATATGTTCCATTAAATGGTGACGTCGCAGGCTTAGCTGCAAGAACAGATTACATTGCTGATCCTTGGTTCTCTCCTGCAGGCTATAACAGAGGCGTTATTAAGAATGTTGTTAAATTGGCTTTCTCACCTACTAAGACAGACAGAGATGATCTGTACAAGAAAGGTATTAACCCAGTAGTAACATTCCCTGGACAAGGAACATTGTTATTTGGAGATAAAACTCTATTAGCAAGACCAAGTGCATTTGATCGTATCAATGTTCGTAGATTGTTTATCGTATTAGAAAAAGCAATTTCTACAGCATCTAAATTCCAATTATTTGAATTTAATGATCCGTTTACAAGAGCTCAATTTAGAAATCTTGTTGAACCATTCTTAAGAGATGTGCAAGGTCGTCGTGGTATTACAGACTTTAGAGTAATATGTGATGACACAAATAATCCAGGATCGGTTGTAGACCGTAATGAATTTGTTGCAGACATATTCATCAAGCCTGCAAGAGCAATCAACTTTATTCAGTTGAATTTTGTAGCTACAAGAAGTGGCGTGTCGTTTGAAGAAGTCGGCGCCTAATTAGGAGTATAAGAAATGGCAATACCATTTAATGTAGAGAGATTTAAATCCGAACTAACAAACGGTGGGGCTCGTCCCAATCAGTTTGCGGTTCAGTTGACATTTCCAAACTATGTCACAGGTCGAGCGGCGGCTGTGACAAAGTCCCCATTTTTAATTT